ATCGTCTTAGATGTGCTTAATGGTGTGTGATACAGCATATTGCCTGACGATTCTGCATCCCAAATACCAATCCAACCTACTGTGCCATAACCTGCTGTGGCCTGTGGGTAGTTGATGTCGGCAGTCGTTGTTGATACACCGTTAGATGGTGCGCCAAAAGTTGCGGCTTGGCGAACATACGAGCCACCGCTAACTTCTGTGCCTGTGCCAGCATCGGTAGGGTCAGCAGTATGCAAGCTAACATAAACGGCTGCTGGTGCAGTATAGTTTGTTGCTCGTAGTGTGCCGTTAATCAGCGCATTTTCGAGGTAGTTTGACATTTCAGCCATGTTTATTCCTATCGTGAAGTAAGTTTCATTTGTAACGGTATACCCGAATACTCGCCACCTTGGTCTGCATCCGAAATGTTCTTAACTGCTCTATCGTACAAGGTTGCCCATGTTTGCGATCTAACATCGTTAATAAGGTAAGGCTCTGCCTCTATCAATGAGCCATATAGCAAGGCATCAGGGTAGTTTGCCAAAAACACATTAGATGCGTTCGATCCAGACAATACGGCTGGCTTTGCGTAATACAGAATCTCTAGCACATAGGCCGAGTCTGGCATTGGGGCAAATTGGAACTCTTGTGCCAATACGGTATAGAAAACTGGTAAGCCAGACTCATCTGCCCTAGCATCTCTTGTGAAGCCACTAGGTGACAGATAGGTTACTGGCATCCGAGGATTTCCCTGCGTAAACAGGTCACGAATCTCTAAAAAGTCGGTTGGCAAGGCTACACGGGCATCACCAGCCGTCATGGTTGCGGTAGCTGACTTGAGCATTAAGCGAGTACGCAAATCCCTTGATAGGCGTGTTTCTGCAAAGCTAATAAAGTCAGGGATTACTGCGGATAAATCATTGCGCCCTAAGTAACTTGCAACTGAGGCCTGCAAAGCTGTGTAGTTTGTATAACCCATTATGTTTTCTCTATGTTTGCCCAGCTATAAGTATATTGACCAATGTGCTTTATCCCCATAGATAAGTCATGGTCTACCCAAGTATCAAATCCTGCGTCTTTTGCTTTTATGCAGAAGTAAATGTCCTCACCCAATATCTTATTATTAGGCAACTGCTCAAAGTAAAAATACGGTTCTTCTAGTTTTGCAAATATGCTTGCTTTAATCATCATTACACCGCAGCCAATACCGTCTGCCTTGCTTATGCCTTTAAGGCCGTTAGAGTAAATCGGTAGCCAAGTGCAACTGCCATCTTCATTTATGGTTAAATTCTTAGCCGTTGGTATTACTGGCTCTGACCTAGTGGTAGCGTTTACTCCAATAATGTCTTTATTATGCTTTAGCAACTGCGTAATGGTGTCTTTTGGAAAACGCATATCCGCATCAATAAACACAATGTAATCGCACTTTGCTGCCAATGCCGTCTTAACCAACTGATTGCGCTGGTCAAATATCAATGTGCCTGCTGCCGTATAAATATCTATGTCGTGCTTGGTCGTTTTAACCATGTAGCCAACTAAGGCTGCTAGGTCAAACGCTGTTGCTACTTCCATCTGCCCTCTGGCAGGAATACATATAGCGATTCTCATACGATGCCCCCACGAGTACGGAATACTCTGTTCTCTGGGTCGTTTAGCCACTTCTTTAAGCCTTTTGGATCAATGATGTGGTAGCCACGCATCAATCCTTTTGTGTTCAGATCGTTAATGATCTCAGTAGGCAATGTAGCAATATGGTTTCTAGCATCTATGGGATTATCGCCCCAGCCCTTGCCGGTACTGTTCTCTGCATACTTAGTCTTTGTATATTCTACAAAGTCGCTCATGTCGGTTACGGATTGAATAATCAGGCCGCCTTCACCGTCATCGTGGGCTATGCGAGTAACGCCATTTTGAACATCAATTATCTTTTTCAAATCCTAATCCACCTATCAGGTATTAGGTCGGTAGTATCTAAGCCATTGGTAAACCAATCTTTAGGACTAACTACAGTATTACCATTGGCAAGCCAAGCTCCCCACCAACCAAAAGAGCTATTAGCTATTATATGGTTTTTAAAGGAGGAAAGTAGAGATAAATCGGTTATGGCTGTATTGCATGGCATTACATAATCTGCCCAGTCTAAATTCTCTATACACCAGGCTGGGTCATCTGAAAACACGACTACCGTATAGCCTGGGAATATCTCCAGCGCATCTCGGTAATAACTCTCGCCAAGGTTATGAAACACATCAGGCAGGCTGAGGTAATCCCCACGCCTTACTGTTACTGCTACCATGTCATCGTCTATTGACGCTTTTGGTAGGCAAAACTCTTTTCTTACTTGGTCGGCAATGTCAGCAAAATACTTCTCCGACTGCCAATAACCTACCATCATTCCTGATTCGGTAATGTCTTGGTGTCTAAAGCCTTTTTCCTCTATCAGCTTTCCCTGTTCGTTTGAAACAGTAGCGGATATAGGGAAAACCCCTAGTTCGTATTGTCTACTTTTGTTTACTTCGTAGAAACTGTTGTTTAGAAACAACGGCTCTTGTAGTCGTTTGGATACAGCCAGCCCAGCAGCATACTGGAACATCTGATTGCCTAAACCACCTTGAATGTATGTAATCATAAAATGAGGGGCAGTTACCCACCCCCCATTCTACTTACTAATTACCGATCTATCAAGACAGATCGAAAATACCACCGTGTGCAGCTTCGTTGCGAACTTCAAGGGTCAATTCAGCCAAGATCTGTGTCTTTTCGCTATCGCCAGCTTTAGCCAGTTCGATAGTTTGGAATGGGCGCAGATAAGCCAATGCTGCATACTCAGGATCGAGTACGAGAGCATCACGGGTACGCATGAAACGGTTAGGAACGATCTGCAATACACCAAAGTCGGACTGATACAGATCAGCGCCAGCTAGGATGGTTGCTTGACCGTTGGTAGGCACTTGATAACGCTGTGCTGCCAAACCAGTAAAGCCTGCAACAACTTGCTTGAGCGCTGGGCTAACAAACAAAGCTGAAGGCGTACCGCCTGAAGTAAACACTTTAGCTACTACATCTTTCAACATGGTTTCTGTAAAAGTACGGGTCGTGCCATCGGTACGAGTTGAAACACCAATGGTGGTTGGATCGCCACCAGCAGTTGTGCCAGAGCCTTTGTTGGTGTTGGTCTTGATGTAAGACAAGAGCGAACCCATTTTGCGAGCACCAGAACCGCTTGAACCAGCATCTTGACCTTGGTTGGCAGTAATGATTGCCTCAATGTCACGCTTGATTTCAGCAGATGCTTTAGCCAACTGATAAGCCTTTTCAGACTTACGGCCAGCTTTGTCTACAGCTTCCAAAGTACCAGAAACTTGCACAGTCTTACCAACGATCTGTGTGTAGTTACCAATACGGCTAGTTGGGCTGAGAGTAGCTGAAGAAGCATCAGCCCCTTCTATGAGGGCATTATTTGTGGTTGCGGCCGAAAGTTGGTCCGTTTGCCATTCGTGGTAAACACCGGTAGCCTTGCTCTTGCCAATAGATGACATGATTGGGGTATCGGTAGGGGAGATGTTATAGATAACATCGGATAAATCTTCACGAGCGCCAATAGCGTCGTAGCGATCATAAATAGCCATGATTTTAATTCCTTAAATTATAAAAATCGTTCAAATAACCTTGCAGCGTCTTGTTTCTTGCCGGATTGGCGTAAACGCTCAAAGTCTTTCTTTTTTGCTTCTTGCTCGGAACTCTTAGGGTTAGATGTTCCTGGCTTTAATGTCTTAGGTGCTGACTGCACTTTCTTATGTGCGCCTGGCTTCCCAGCCACTAGCTTGTCATACATCATCGACTTGTAGAGCGCTGACACAGCACGGCTATCGTAAACTTGGCTTAGTTCTTGATCCGAGAATCCAATGGACTTGGCATAAGCACGAATATCCCTGCGGATTACTTCGGCTTTAGCATCATCCTTAAACTCAGGAATCATCTCAACTAGCTTTTGTTGCTCTTGCTGAATGTGCGATTGCAATACTTGGCTATGTTGTTGTGCCTGTTCTTGCTGTACTCGCTGTCTTTCAGCTTGGATAGCGCTCAGTTGCTTTTCCTTCTCACTACGATCTGCTATGGCTAGTGCATAAGCAATGGGGTCATTTTCTCTGAGTTCCGCTAGGTTCTCAGTTCCCGATTGCTGTTGTAGCAACTGCTCAATAACTTGGAGTCGTTGTGCATAGGTATCACGCACTCTGGCTGTTTCTTCAATCTTACTGCGCTCTGCCTCTACGGCCTTGCGCTGTTCCGCTAAAGATTGAGTCTTTTTCTGATAATCGGCAGTTCGACTGTATCCGTTCAGAAGCTCATCAAGGCTTACCTCCAGTTCTTCACCGTTAGCTTTCACTCGGTATTTGGGAGATTCCTCTACTTCTTCTTCATAAGACTCAGTTTCTTCCGCATTTAAATCCGATTGCTCGAACTCGCCTTCTTCTGAATGTTCCTCAGAATCATCGCTTGCACGAACTTCTGGGTCAGCTTGCGCTTCCTCTTTTCGTGGTTCAAGAATAGACATAAATGCGTTAGCCGCACCGCTTACAGATGTATCTACACTCCCTGATGGGTTGGTGTTGTCGCTCATGTTGTTTACCTTTTAGGTAGTTAAAAAAACCGTATACGCCTCTTATCAATTTCGCTTTGTTGTACGAGTGATTGTAATGACGCTTCAAATTCTTCGATTGCTCTCAGCTTGATTAAGG